ACTCAGGCTCGCCGCCCTCCTGGGGCGCACCACTCTCGCGCCTGACGTTCGGGCTGTCCGGATCCTGCCCTGGTCCAGCAGCCCCGGCCCCACCACCACCCGTGCCGGCACTCGGTCCCGAGACCTGCTGCTGCTGTTGAGCAAGCATCAGGGCCTGCTCTTGGAGTTCCTGCATGAGAGCGATCTTGCGTGCGTGCTCGGCTGCGTGAGCACGAGCCTTCGCGGCAATCGAAGGCTGGGTTTCCTCCAGCATGGCAAAACGCTCAGTGCGGATCTCTTCCTCATGGACCATGTAGTGGCGCACATCGTTGTCGTCAACGTGACGCGCAGGAACAACCCCGTGATACCACAGTTCGTGCTCTTCGATGGCGGTCAGCAAGCCGCTGTCTTCGGGCGGCAGCTTGATGTAGTCCGCCACGTCTCGGAAGTCGAAGCCCTCCTGGAGGATCTTCGCCAACAGCTTCGGCATGTTGACAGCCTGGGGGCCATACATCTGATTGATGATCGGCGCACGGTCAAGGATGTTGGTGAGCTGCTGGATCTGAAGCGTGCGAGTGCTCAGTCTGAACGATGAAAGGGGTTGGACGATAAAGCGCCCAAGGATGTCCTCGGGCTTGATGTGGTAGCGGTCGATCCAGCGCAGACCCTGGGGGCCGATGTCACGAACCGCCTTGGGGAAGCTCAGGAACTGTTGGTTGTTCCACGTCATCTGCTCCAGCATGGGAGTGATGACATCCCGCTCGAAGTTCGCAATGCCACCTATCAGCCGGGTGTTGGCTTCGTCGATCTCCGCTGTGTGCTGCGTTGCTGTCTTGCCCTTACCGAAGGGCGACTGTGCCGCCATCATGGGCGAAGTTGTGCCTGCGGTCTCCCGAAGATCCATCGTTAGAAGATTCTCGGCCTTCAGCGCCGAATCAGAGACCACCGGGACATGAAGAGGCGCCACGGAATTCTGAACATCGGGAACGCGCAGGCACAATCCGGGTTGCGCGATGAGCTGGCCATCAGGGATGTTCGCTTCGTCGGACACGAGGAACATGGGATTGGCTTCAAGCTGGGTGGCGGCCATCAGCAGGTTGCGCTTGACATCCTTCTCCATGGACAGTCGAGCGATCATCTCCAGCGTGCCGATCCCATACAGCTCTTCGTCCAGCTCGATCCACCGCCATGCTTGGTAGGGCAGCTTCTGGTGCCAGAAGGGCAGCTCGGTGACGCGCACTACGAGGTGGGCGCCGTTCGGCTCCAGCATCACCACGTTGCACAAGACCTCGCCTTCACCTAGATCGAGCGGACCATACCAGTCCATCACGGTGTAGTGAGGCACATGGGGGGCATGGGACGCCTCTCGGCTGTCAAACACCCCGTAGCTGTAGGCTTTGCGTTCCTTGAACTCGTCCCCGAAGTTGGCGTCATTCGCGGGCGAGTAGTCCTTCATCTTCTCCAGGTTGAGCCAGTGCCCACGCTCGCCCATGTCCCGAACGTGGTATCTCGGCCAGGAGCTGCGGTCCCCACACCATTCAGCCTCCTGCAAAGATGAGGCTGTCGGTGGGGCAAACCAGTCGAAGATGGAAACCTGCTTGGCGAAGTTGCCATCGAAGACGATCTCTGTCCTGGTCTGCTTGTCCAGCTCGACCTTGTAGTTGCCAGGGAACTTCGGGTCAGGTATTCGCCGGCCTGTGCGCGTGGTGACCTTCTTGATCTCCTGTTTCCACCACAGCTTCTGAATCGCGGTGCCGTAGATCAGCCCGTCACGAATCAGGCGGGATGCCTTCGCCTCGAATTGCATCTCCCGCATCTGCTGTTTGCACAGCACCGTCTGGTTCTCTGCGTAGACATCCTCTTCGTGTTGCTCGCCGTAGAGCTTGAAGTATGGATCAACGCCGAACAGCGCACGCATCACCCGTGGGTGGATCGTCTCGACAACCTTGAAGGGCTCCGGGCTGTGGATCTGGGTGCGCCCGTATTGGAACTGCGACAAGGTCTCCCCACGGTAGAGCCGATAGAGGATCAGCCACTTGTTCCGCAGGAACTCCATCACGTTGTAGATGTCCTTGATGGATGAGAGAACGGCGTGCTCGGCCATCTCCTGGAGCTTGCGATTCCCTGCGTGGTTATGGACCCCTACGTTTTCCTCGTAGAGCTTGACCTGCTGATCGGCGTCTGAGTGGTCAAGCGGTCCTTGCTCCAGGACGTAAGGCGAAGAGACTGGCTTGGGTCGCTTGCGCCGAACCGTGCCGAGCCCTCGGTTCCGGTCGCCAGTGACGTTGAACGCCTCTCCTAGTCCGCCTCGATCACCCATGGACTACCGTTTCTTTCTGGCCGCGTGCTTCCGCGCCAAACGGTGCGCCTTCGTGCCCTTGGGATTGCTGGCGAGCCCCAGGTAGGGATGCTCAACCATCCTGTCCAGATCGCTCGACCGCAGGAACATTCCCACGGTGCGCGACTGCTCTGTCCCCTCCGGGTAGTTGTCCAACTTCCGGCTCTGGTTCGTGTCGTGGGTCATGCAGCACCTCCGTCTTGAACACGTCGTAGATCGGTCCGGACCACCCAGGCATGAGCCTTACCCGGCCCGGATACCGGGCTTCATACCATCTTAGCCAGGAAAGCGCACGGTCCTGCTCGTAGAAAGCGGGCCTTCGTGTCACAGGGTTAGTGCGTCCAAACTCGTAGGGCGAGCCGTTCTCAAGGGTGAAACCGAGCAAAAGGATGGGATCGGCCCCCCACAGGTGGGCGTGCTGGATGCAGTAGCAGAGGCTGTTGCCGCCCGGGTGGAAGTCGTCCCGGTAGCTCTCGGGCAGGAAGGGGGCCGACTCGTTGTTGACGAAAACCCCGTCATCCCGCCGTCGCCCTCCCTTGGGACGCGCAATCCTATACTCCAGGATCCACGGCTTGCGCCTCCCGATCATGGTCGCCATCCCCCGCCCGCGAGTGCTGTAGGTCCCCCCTCCGAAGATGCCCTTGTTGACTAGGGTGACCATGCTGTCGTCAAGTCCAGCGAGCCAGTGTCGCTCGGTATTCCAGACGCCTCGATCTGCGACATGCCAGACGCTAGGGACCAGCGTTCGGAGTGTCCAGTTGGTGCCGACGACAATCTGACCCCTTGCTCGTTGAAGTCCTGGGGAGTCAGCCACTCCCCCTGCTCCCCCAACAAGGAAGACGGGCTGGCCTTTAGCGACTCCGAGAAGCCAAGACGGATCAGCACTTCTAATGCGCGGTGCAGGTAGGTGTGCCGCTTCAAAATCCGGTAGACGCATGCGCTTGCAATCCTGTGGGCGTCAGCCTCGTTGTTCATGAAGTAATGCACCAGCTCCAAGAAGTGGCTGGGGCTCTCAGCCTGGGGTGCAAACGGGAACATCCTCGCCAGCTCGCTGCGATGGTTGTCCGACACGACCAGCGCACCTGACATCGCCATCTCAAAGAAGCGCGGGTTGATGTGTGCAGCAGGCAGGTTGGCATCGTTCCAAAAACCTGTGCCGAATCCAGACGTGCCCTCGCACAGCTTGAGTCCCCCAGGCACCGGGTTGTTCTGCTTGCGACCCTGCACCCGGCGATACCAACATTCCTTCGTGATGCGCGGGTCGCGGTGGACGTTCAGTGCGATCTTGGTGTCCGCATACAGCTCTGGGTATTCGTCAAGCGACACCCACTTGGGATGGTTCTTGCCCACCGCTTCCCAGAACCGGATGTCCGCACCCTCGACCAGCTTCTCGATAGGTTTCAACCACTCAGGTCTGGGCGTGAGCGTGGCATTCCCCAGGAAGAAAACCGGCTTCGTCTTGCGATCCCAAGGCTTAGGTTTGAACCTGTCAGGGTTGACTGCTGGCGGCAGGTAGAACACCCGGTCCCGCTTCGCTCGCCCGCGCCTATGAGTCTCCATGGTGCATGGGTCCATGGTGAAGACCCAGTCAAACTTGGATGAGTAGCGGGCTGTCTCTCCCACCTCGTAGGGCTCATCGCACAGGTAGACAGCAGCCGGAATCCCTGCACGCTGAAGGGACTGGAGGAACAGCGGGTGGGCGCCGATGCGGCCATGATGCACCCAGACGAAGTCGGGCTTGTGCTTGATGACCTGGGCAGCTACGTCCTTGGCGAAGTGGCCCTGGCGCCCCGTGCTGTAGGCGCCTCTCGACGGCATGATCTTGGTCAGGTAGTCAATCTCGACCTCGATGACCTCGCAGCCTGCCCTTTGGAAACCCCATCTCCAGCCATCCAGGTAGTCATCCGAGTAGATCAGCCCAGTATGGTTGGCGAGGGCTACCCGTATGGGCTTCTCGGGATCCCTGCCCAGCCGGCGAGCCTGGGGGATCACAGCACGACCTCGACCTCAGTCGATTCGCACCGCCTGTCCAGCTCCTGGCGCACAAGGTCAGGCGGGTTCTCGTAGGGCAGCTTCTTGGGCTCGATGGATGGCGCCGACCAGCAGCGCCCGCCGATCTTCGTGAACTCGTCCACCAGTCGCTGGGCGATGAACATGTCCACATCCTTGAAGCGCCAGCCCACCGACTTCACGGTCTTCAGCTTCACCAGGATGATGGCCTCGGTGCCGATGACATCGGTCTTGGTCATGGCGTAGTGCGACACGTTGCGCCACAGACTCTTGGGTTCGTTGCTGGACAGCATGCACAGGCTGTCACGGATGAACGGGGTATGCAGGACGGCCCACCACTTGCTGTTGTTCAGGTCGTTCATCACCGGGAAGACCACAACGAACTCGCTAGTCGCCGCGTCCAGTAGGCGAGCAACCGTCTCGGCCTCGTAGAGCACCTTCTTGTTGTGGAGAAGTTGGACGCCCTTGCAGTAGGAGGCGTCTTGTTCGATCTCTCGCAGCAGAAGCTCAATGTCGCTCACGTCGTCGGCCGAGCCGCCATCCACACACACCATGAGGTTGTAGTCCACGGTGGTGTTCTTGACGATGCTGGTGACGCAGTCACGCAGGATGCCACGGTTCTTGATGTAGAGAGGGATGCAAATGTCGATCATGACAGGTCCTTCTTGCGTAGTCGTGAGGCTACCTTGCGTGCGTGCGTGATCTCGCAGGCACGGGAGCATGAGAGGTGGGTGACCTTGCCGTAGTCCACCCAGTTCTTCGGAACCTTCACCGGCTTAGAGCAGCCATTGCACCTTACCGTTGTCATCTCGCTTCGGCTGGTCACGGGGAACCTCCTTGGGTTGTTCTGACAGTCGCTGGCGTTGCTCCAGTTGCTCGCGCCAGTTCATCGGCTTGGGTTGTCGAAGTTGAACGGCCGGATCAGCCATCTGGGCGCTCTGCTGGCGCGATGCTGCGCCCTCTTCCGCGATCTGTGACAGGGCCTCTGTCTTGTTCCGCGCCGGCATGGCATAGCGACGTGACGACCCCGCGTCGAACCCCTGGCTGTTCTCCTGCACGGTGTAGCCCATGACCTGTCGTAGGATCTTGTCGATGGCATACTTGGTGGCGTCCACGGCTTGGTGGATCCACGGAGCTTGGGGGTGCATGCCTTCTAGGACTTGTCTAACGGCTTGGCTTGCTGCGGCGGTCTCTTGAAGAAGCTGTTTGCTTGGTTGGTTGGCTGAGACCATATATCACCACCTCCACGTCGTTGCAGCATCTTGACCATGCTGCGCGGGTCGTAGGTCACCTCGGGGTTGAACTTGCCGTCGATCATCGGCGGCTGATGCTGTTGCGGCATCAAATTGGCTCGCCAGCCTACAGGAGGACCCGGCAGGTAGAAGCGACCGTTTTGGTCCTTCTTGTCCAGGTCAGACTGGGAGTCGGGGATGTCATCGTGAGCCGAGAAGGGCCACTCGGTCATCTCGTCGATCATGGGGTTCCACTTCCTGAACTGCTCGCGCAGCGTCCGTGCGAAGTAGATGTCCCCACGCCGGTAGCGAGGCTCTGACGCCTCGATACGCATGTCCTTGATCTCCTGACTGCGGCCCTCGATGGCCACGATCTTCGGCCGGATCATGGTCTCGCGCCGGATCTCTTCCAGGAGGGACTGGAGCATTTCCCTATGGGTGGTCTTCTCGATGGAGACCGCCTTCAGGTGGACCCGGGCCATCCACTGATCCCAAAGGCTGCACAGGATCCGGATGCTGTCCGATGGCTTCCACCGCCCGAACATGATGTCCCGCACGTAGGCGACCCGGTGGCAGTCCATCGAGATCACCCAGAACACCGTGCGGTCGTTGCTGTCCTTCGCCTTCTCGCCCCCGGTGAACGCGAAGTCGGTGAGGATGTAGCTCCACACCGAGTAGGGAATGTCCTGGTCCTCGATGATGTGGAAGTATTCGGGCAGGAAGATTTGGTCTTCCTTGCTCGCCGGCCGGTTCTCATAGAAGCAGGCATACAAACGTGGCGGCAGCAGCGCCTTCTGCATCGCCACATACTTGCGCGTCAGTCTGCCAGGGAAGAACAGCTCGCACTCATCGTTGCTCTTCGGGTCGATCACCGGGTCCGACCATGCGTGGATGCTGAACTCAAACAGCTTGCGCTTCTCGGGATCCTTTTTCAGCTTGCAGTAGATGTCCGCGTAGTGGTGCAGCGTGCCGATC